AACTTTTTCCAGCCACTATCTATAACTTCAGGGCTAAACATACGAAGAGCTTCTACCCACTCAATTATTTGACGTTTATGTAATGATATTCTGCCTTTATTTAATACGCGTAAATATCCATCAAAATCGTTAATATATTTTGTTTGTATAAATTTAGAATATTCACGCTTTTCTTCATCAGACATTCTATTATAAGGTTTATTAAAGTCAGACATTGTACTCTATCTCCATATCTTCTACATTTTGTATAGATATACCGTACATTGCAGCCCACTTATCAAACACCTTCTGTATTGAAGGTTCTAAATGTCTAACAACTTCTTGTAATCTTTCAATGTAATTTGTTTTTAAATCGCAATCAGGAATGTTTTCTAATAAAGACAGCCAGCTTTTCATCACATTTGGATTTGATGGTGGCCTGTTATACTTAGCCCATTTAGGCAAACAAATAACGTTATTGTCATCGTCAAACAAAAGCATACCTCTATCTTGTAATTCTTTAAAAGCATAATGAAATTTTTCTGAGTCCCAGCGCAAATGATCTAAGCACGCACCAACACCTACGCTATAAAAGCCGGGTAATGGTGTTTTGATAGGGCCACACAGAAAGAACAGCCATAATAGCTGGCCGTCCTGCGATAGCCCTTTAAAGTCGGCAGATACCCACGTTCTAACTGAAACCTCGTAATATCTCATTCAGATATTATTTTTTTAAGCTTTGTAATTGTAAGCTCGGCTGCATCGTAGGTGTGGTCTTTCACTGAACCAGTAATCCAAACCATAACTTTTTCTTTTACATCGGCACATTTTTCATCGTCAGCTAACTCTTCTATCTTTAAACGCTGTTCATCTGTCATTGGCTTATCTTCTTCAAATTCAACTTCAACCTTTTTTGCCTCAGTAACTTTTTTCTTTAACTCTTGAGTCTTAGTTTGTGTTGCAGTAGCCACAACAGCTTCTTTAGGAGCGTTGGCCTGCTGCATCTCATCTTCTGTATACACTCCACTTAAATCGTTTGGAAATGCTTTACGAAGGGCTAATGCTTCCGCGCACTTACCCAGCATAAGATAAGGCATCTTTTTCCACATAAAAGACTCACCACCTTTAGGGCAATACGCATCCCATATAGCCGTCGCCGCAAAAGATACTTTTACACCGCCTACAATTTTATACACAGTTGCGGTAGCTGTTATTGGGTGCTGCATCTTTGCTTTTAACATATCAAACATTGACATATCATTATTAAATAGATAGTCATCATTACCAGCATACTTACCAGTGCGTTCAGCAATAGCTCTAAAGCCGTCAATACCTGTTTGTATTGTAGCTTTGCCTCCACGTTTTATAAAATGGATTTGTCTACTTAAGGGATCTAACCCAGTTCGGCTGCATTGGTACAAAAATAGCTTTAGCTCATTATCTGATGCTCCAACAGCTACTGTTTCTTTAATCGTTGTTATTTGGCCTGGGGTAAAGTCAACGTCTTTCATTACCAAGCTTGTTTCTTTGCTCATATAACCTCCTATAATGGTTTAATTCTAAATGGTCGTGATACGCTTTTGTAACTATACTTAGCGTATGTTTCAGGGTCGTCTTTTTTTAATGCGGCGCTCTTTAACCGCGTAGACTCAATAGGTTTAAAATACAATCTAAATCCAGTGCAATCTACTAACACCCTATCGCCTAATGCTTCTTGTATTTCACGTTTCTTGCCATCAACAAGCTCAGTAGCTTCTTGCTGCAAGTCTTTCATTGTAACATATTCTTCCATAAGAACGTCAAGTGAATTGTCTAATGGTATGTCGTCCGACTCCACTTCTGCTAATTTCATTAATTGCTCGCCTTGACAAGTATTTCTAAATTCACAGTTACTACAACGCTTATCTTTAACATCAAGTCTTTCAGGAGTAGGGCCATTCTCCACCATTCTCCAAAAACTTTCTCCAACTTCTTCAATGGAACGCTGCAATTCTTTGTCTGCCTCAATATCAAAATGAATAAACTCCCAGTTATCAGCCCAAAGAATAGCATAGCTACCCCACTGTCTGCCGGTTGTTAGTAAATAGTGCTGCATTTGAAATATCCAACTATCAGGTATCCCGTCATCTTTAATCTTATAATACATAGGACGGCCAACAGATTTACATTCTAATATACCAGTGCCTCTATCATCAATAGCTACAATCTCCGCATCTAAATGGCACATAGCCCAAGGCAATTGTTCATTATTTATCATTCGGTTAACGCGCCGTATTTTACGCTCAGTAACCTCAGAGTATTCATCTCTGATTAATTGCTCAAGTTTATTGCCGCGCTTCATTACGTTGGATGTGATTACTGGATAGTCAGGCTCTTGTTCAGTCTTTTCGTACCAAAGTTTACGAGCACAACCGTAGGGTTTTGCATTAAAAAGGTGATGTATGTCAGAGCCTCCAAGACCAGTCAGTCTTTCTTTGAGAAATTGTTCTCTATCCATATTAATCTTTTGGTGTAACTAAATTGCCAAGAGCAATATAGAATAACCCTGGAGTCAGTCTTTTTACATTTCCTTCACTGCAACGAACTACCATCTTTTGAACTTCTCGCTCAACAACGTCATTTATCAATTTCATTGTATCATCGCTTACTTGAATGTTAGCTTTATTAAACTTTGCTCTTACCTGATTTGCTCTTAATAACATATTGTAGCCCTTTGTTTTGCCTCAAATGTAAGCCAAAAAAACAATTTCGCCTAATATATTATGAGAAATCTTTATACTTCAACTGATCTACGATACCAACCGAAGAAATATTTTTCTAAACTTGGACGCTTTGTAATCAGTTTGGAGTAGTACAATAACCTGTAAGCAGTTAATCTTTCGGGCTCTAGTTTTTTACTTTTTACGGCCTTTAATGTTTTCGGGCCCAACTTTCCATCAATAACTAACTTTGCACCTTTTGCATTTGTTGCCTGCTGCACAACCTTAACGGCTCTTGAGTACCCCATGTTAACAACCATATCAAGATACACTTCTTGCAACTCAGCTGGAAACGATGCTGCTTTAGATGGTTTTACATAATATGTATTATAAATATTGACCGCCTTTTGATGTGTTAAATTTTCAATATCAACGTCTTTATGTGCACGCTGACTAATTCCATACTTAGTTGTGCCGCCAGGGTCAACTGGGTCTCGTGTTAATTTTGAGCCGCCTTCCCTGACAATAATCCTTTCAACCATTTCTTCAAACGAATTGTCCATAATGGATTCCCTTCTTTTTTTTTAGTTCTATAAGACTTAAGACTTTTAACGTCATTTTTCATTTCAATATAGTCGCCTAAATTTTTTTCAAGCATTTCTATTCTTTTTAGCATATTGTCTTGACTAATATTTAAAGAATTAATTGCCCTGACTATATCGTGTCTAGTTATTGTTTTTTTCTTTTTCACACTAAACCTGTATTTTTAAGATAGTTGTAGGTTCTCTTAACTTTTCATAAGACTTGGAATGATATTGTTTTGTTTCTTCAGGAACTTCGTAGCCATTTGTAACGTCGCCTACATTATTTAAGTCTATCTTTATTCCATCCCTATTTCCGTTTTCGTGAAACACAAAACAATTCTGCGAAGCGCGGCCTTCAAGGTTCAGTGCTTTTTCGCTGTAGTCGTTAGCACCAACTAATGAAGCTGACCTAGCAAACGTATCGCCAACACGCGCTGAATGAACGTGGCCTGATACAACATAGTCTATGTTAACGCCTCGTGATGAATACACACCTTTTATTTGATTAACAGAGGTTTCGTGATTTGCTTTTATGCGGCCGTGACCGTGCAGGAACAATACTTTTTGACCTGCTAAGTCAACTATTTTCTCCATAGGGTCACCATCTATAAACCTTATACGTCTTTCTCGAAACAAATACCTTAACATATTAGCAATTGTATGGTCATAGTTATCGGTAGCTACAACATCCACCCATCCATATTCTTCTTTTACCCTGGACTCGTTGCCGCTAACACTCAACACAGAAAGGTTGAAGTCTTTTTGCATATCTACAATCAATTGCTGATATAGATCTACAGCGCTAAACAATGCTCCTGAACGATTACCTGCATTTGTAAGGTATTCGTCCAATCGGCGGTCAGAGTTTAATAAATCGCCTGTAAAGGCAATAAGAACATTAGACACCTTGTATGTACTAAAAAAGGTTTTAGCACGTTCTACCAGCATTTTTAAGCGTTTTCCAGCTACTGTATAGTTAAAGGTATTATGTGGAAGGTCTACACGCTCATTTAAATGGTTATCCGAAAGCTGCAACACACCTACACATTTAGGATTTTCTTTTTTGTCCTTTTTTAATGGTGTTAATTGTTGCTTTTCTAGGACTCTTATAAGCTTTGTATTTAATTCTGTTACGGCATTTTCTAGCCTAGCGTACTCACGAAAGGATTTACGTTCTATCCTGCTTCGGTCTTGATAGCCCTGCTTTTGTTTACTTAAACGAACATTTTCAACAATAGTATCTTTACTGTTTCGTACAGGAGATACTGTTTTGTAGGCACAAACTGCACATTTCCATCTTTGTTTTGCCTCACCACTGCGTAAGGTCTTGTAGCCCTGTCTGTTTAAGTGCGACGAACCGCACTCGGGACAACTTAAAAAGTTGCCTTCGTCATCTATTGCGTTGAACGGCATATAATAACAATGTTACCAACGCCAAAATATTTTTATACCAGCTTGCGCTATATCGAGCACCTCTTTTACTATGTGATTGCGCTCTTCTTCTGTTATTTCGCCATCCTTAGCAGCCTCGTGGTATGCATTTAATGCTTCCTGTATCTCTTTTAATACTTTGCGATATTTTGTTGCAGCAAACGTAATGCAGCCACCAATCATAATCGCGACTAAGTATGCAAAATTAGACCAACTTAACCATTCCATGATAGTTATCCTTTCATTTTAAAGAGCCAAGCAATAAATCCAGTGAAAACTACACTGACAACCGAAGTGACTCCTTTGAGCCTCTCAAGGTCTTTTTCATTATCCCTTACTCTTCCATTTAGTTTCTCAAGAGATGTTTCGTTTTTTTCTACCATCTCTTTTATGTACTTTAATTCTAATAAAACAGTATCTCTATATTTTTGTACTGGTATATTTTTATTCATAACGATCTACAAAAGGTTGCCCAGCCAACACAGAACGGAAGAGCTAAACCGTCTGTTTAAGGAGGCAAAGGTTAGCTGGGCAGGACACGACAAACAAAATCTTTTATGGTTACGAAGCTCTTCCATTTATCCTTCCTTTAAGGTATGCCAGGTCATCAGTTACATCATTTAGCTCTTTTACAATATCTTCTCTATGCCTCTGTCCAATATCGTCAGACTTATTCCATCGGTCTAACATTTTTAAAACAATAGACTCAACATTGCTCATTTTAGTCTCAGACTTTGCAATTGCTTGTCTGATAAGGTCTAAATCTTCGTTTTGCATTTTTTGACTTTTAATCAAATTCATTATCATTATTACAAAGAGGCTTACTATTACCCCTATCGCGCCATACTCGGCATATGTTTCAATCATCTAATACCTTCTTCGTTGCTCTTAATCCAATTACTACCAATGCTCCTAAGGCAACCGGTAGATACATATCTTCTTTAACGCTAAAGGCTACTATAATAGACATAACAAACATAGCCGAGATTATGGCTCTGTCTATTAAACTACTTTGATGGTTTTTCTTCAGTTGGTTTTTCATTTTTTAACGAAACACTTAAAGCGTCAGCGAAGGCTTGTCTGCCAAACTGAAGCTGCTGAAGATTGAAAGTTGCATTTGTTATTTTTCTTGTTAAGTCGTTATGATGCTGCACCATAAGTTTTTGGTTATCATCAAGTTTGCTTTCTTCGTATTCAACTCCATCAAGAGTGACATAAGGTTGTTTTTTTTCTTTATCTTTTGCCATTATAGCTCCTTTACTTTTTTATTTTAAGTCTCTGTAGTAGAGTCTTGTTTTGTTCTTCTAGCTCAACAATGTGTTTATTTTCCATTGTAGCTACTTTAGAAGTTAGCACTATTAATTCTTCATGCATATCATTTAATCTTACTTCAATAGATGCAAATCTCATTTGAGCTTGATACCAGGAACCAACAACAATAGCTATTAAAATGCCAGCCTTAATTAATAGCTGTAAGCTAATTGTTACATTGCTATTTGAATTAAGACCTTGCACTACTCCTCATCTTTTGTTTTTGGCTTAGGTTTAGGTTTTTTATTAATTACAATACTTTTAGTGTAGACGGGTGTATTCATATGCCTTGTGTCCCAATACCGAAAATCGTGATTGTCCCAACTAGTTGCATAAGAATTTGGTAGGTAACGATACCGAAAAGCTGAAGTATTATAAATTTTTACCACCCTACCACTATCTGTATAAGTAATGGTTTGGTACGGTACTGGCTCACCTAAATCAGAAGTAGTGACAAGCAAGCCCAATGCAAGCCCTATTATAAATTCAAGCATTAGTGTCCGTTATTTATTTTTTGTGCATCTATATATAATTTATTAAAATCCATTGCAACTGAGTCCATTTGCATATGAATTGTTTTTATTAAAGAATCTACGCGAAACATTTCCATTGATAGATCTTCTCTGCTTTTTCCAATCCTAATATCTTGACAGCTTAATATGCTAACCATAACAGCTAATGCAAAACCTAATATTACAAATCCGTGCAATATTTTGCTAGCATCAGCCCATTCGTTTAACTTCCTACGCATTTACCAAGGCTTTCCTTTTCCTGTAGTTGGATTTTCTTTAGCGTCTATTTCGTTTGCAATTCCATCTTCTACTGACTTGACCTGCTCATCTCCAAGCTTTGCTTTTACCCAGCCAACAACTGTATCTTCATCAAGTTTATCGTAAGCTACAAAACTTGATAAATCAGATGTATCTAGTCCAACTTGACCATAACTCCCACCAGAGTATATAACTTTTTCACCATCTTTTGTTACTTCTTTTGAATCAGCAGCACCCCAATGAACAGATGTAACTACGTTTGATTTACTATCTTTTGAAATCTCGTAATCTAATTGTTTTATTGACCATTTAATTGCCATTATATATACCTACTCTTTTTCTCTGTCAACACGATTCTTATAATCGTCACGTGCAACAATCA